CATTTCCTGATGAACTATAAGAGACATACAAAGTTCTCAACTGAAAATGTAGAAACTCCTTTCGACGGTGATGCAAATTACGATACATCCGTGGAATGTCGCATACCAGATAACAAGGGTGATCTTGTACGAAGTATGATGCTTAAATTCACTTTACCTCAACCAACGACACCTGATAAAACATTTATGGTGACTGCTGCTGATGGTAAATACTTTATAGACGGTGTTCAACAGGCAACATTGACTTTATACGAAGGTACGACATATACTTTTAGTGTTAACGCATCTAGTCACCCATTTAGGTTTTCTACAACAGCTTCCCCCAGTTATACTGTTTACGAGTCTGGTGTTACTGACCCCGGTACATCTACAGTGACATTTACACCCACTTCAACTACACCATCAATTTTATACTATTATTGTTCTTCACACTCGGGTATGGGTGGTCAGATAAACGTGAAAAGTCTTCGGTACCGTGAATCTATAGGTGCACAAATAATAGAATACGTGGACTTACGTATAGGTGGTCAAACAATTGAACGTATAACTGGTGATTATATATACATGTACAATCAAATACATCATACGAAAGATGATACTGATCAGGGACTTTATTTTCTAACAGGTCATGGACAATATATATCAACGAGTTCTGATTGGGATTATAGTGTTATGTTACCCTTTTACTTTTTCAGAAATTCAAGTTTATCTATACCAGTGTGTGCACTCACAAAACAGATGGTCGAAGTTGAATTGAAATTTAAAAAACTCGAAGACGTGACTGTTTCGTATACAAGAACAGATGGATCAATTTCAAACCCACCTTTGGATGTATCTTCATCAATCAAAAAATTATCACTCGTGACGGATTTCTTTTTCGTAACGGAAGATGAGAAAAATTTCATAATGTCGAGACCAATTGAGTATGTTATTACACAGCTTCAAGTGTCACAATTTAAATTAAAAGCAGGTATTTCTAAAAAGTCTGGTATGCTTAATTTTAAACACCCGGTCAAAGAAATGTTCTTTCTCGCTGTAAGTGACGATGTGTATAAATATAACCCAATAAAGAACGTTACAATGAAATTTAATAATAACATTATCATAAACGCCGATAACTTGATGTTAAGTTATGAACAACCCCTTAAATATTATACGGGATTAACCAATAATAACTTCGGTGTATATAGTTTTTCCTTAAAACCTGAATTGTATTACCCGACAGGACAAGTTAATATGAGTAGAATAGCACATAACTTAATAGAAATAGAACTCGATAACCCAAGTGCAAATTTCGGACATCAAGTGTACGTATACGCAATTAACTATAACGTGTTACATATAGAAAGCGGTCTTGGGGGTTTAAAATTTTAGTGAGTTATACTAGTAATGGCTGGTCGTATTCAATTAGAAACATCCGGTCCACAGGACGCTTTTTTTACAGATGATCCCGAATATACATACTTTATAAAAAATTTCGAAAAACATGCTAATTACGCACCGTTCATGACGGATTTAGATGTACACGGTGATTTGGAATTTGGAAGTACGCTAAGATGTACGATACCACAAAACCAAGGTGATCTCATAAAAACAATCAGTTTTAAAATAAGTCTGGATGCTATAGACCAAACCATAAAAAGTTCTTTACATGCTAACACAACATCTATTGAATGGAACGAGTCTATAGGTCATGCTATGATAGAACACGTAGAGCTTTTGATTGGTGGTAAAGTTATTCAGAGACTCACGAGTGATTTCTTAGCTATATACTTTGATAATTACGTGACACAAACCAAACAACACTGTTTGGCAAAACTCATAGGTAAACCACCGGATGAACTTTCAGGAACATCCGCTATAAGCACATCTATTGGTGGCTATCTATCGTCGTCCGCTCAAAACTTATTTGTCGATATACCCTTTTATTTTTATAATAACCCAGAACTTGCTATACCAATTTGTGCAATAGATAAACAGGAAGTCGAAGTTGTTGTAAAACTCCGTGATATAGATCAATGCATACACTCGATAAGAAGCGATTCTCCATACATCGGATACATTTTATACACGGGTTTGAAACCAAAAAATCTCATAAAAAGTTTCAAAGTTACGACGGAAATGATATCATTAACGGATAAAGAAAAGAAAGATATTAAAACAACACCGAAAGATTATATAATTACACAAATACAGGAAAGTTGTTCCCAGATTGAACAGAGTAGTGATCTTAATCCAGTCGTTATAAAACACAAACTTAGATTTGTAAACCCCGTTAAGGAACTATTTTTTATAATTCAAGGTACCCGGAAAATTGTAAATGGTTTTTACAACGCAACCTTTGATTATGATAATTCGTACAGGGACCTCGATAGTGTATACATTAACTACGAAAACCTGAAGAAACTCGAACTCCAACTCGATGACTCATACCCAATAGAAGGTGCTACTGGTGAATGTATAAACTTACGGGCCGTTCAAAGTGGAATTCACCATTCAAGAACACAACTGTTTAGAAGGTACTATTCATATAGTTTTGCTTTAGAACCCGAAAGATGGTACCCTACAGGTCAGGTTAATTTTAGTTTAATTAAAGATCAGGATTTGAAACTAACTTTAAATGCAGAAGACGAATGTAAAAGAGAACTTAGAGTTTTGGCACATAGTTATAATATACTCCGTGTAGAAAACGGTACTGCAATAACATTGTTTTAAAATGAATCAAGAAGAAAAAGATGCAACAATGCAACTATTAGAACAATTTCAACAAACTGCTATAGATGTAGTCCAACCTGTGATGGAACAGGCCATCGTATTTGCGGCCGAATATGCAAAGGCGTGTGGTCGTGATATCATACTCTCTAAAGACGTGGAATATGCGATGAAGTATTGTGCAATGAATGAGGTTGGTAAAAAATCAGGGTCATATTTTCCAGAGATTTATGACGAGTCTGAAAGTGATGAAGATGAAGATGAATTGGAATTAGAAGATGAAGAAGATATAGAATTTGTAAGATATTCCGGTCGTGAATATAAATTTGTTAAAATGAACATGTCGTACGATAATTGGAATACGTGGGTGCCGAAAAACCCGACAGAACAGATGTTAAAAAATGCTATAGATAGTAATGGATACCTATGAAGAGCCAGAAGGGTGGGTAGACCCTACCGATAAATATTTTATAATAATGGGCGATAATAGTTCATCGTCGGGTGACGATACAGATTCCGACACTGAAACTGAAACCGAATCCGAATCCGAATCTTCATCAGGGTGTGGTGCTTCCTTGAAAGAAGGAAGTGTCAAATTATTAAAAGGATATATGAAAAATACGAAAAAATATAAGAAAATTTTATTCGAGGAAGATTTTCTCCCAGAATAAAATGTATATTTATAGTATAAAAATGTCTATCGCTAAAGAAACTATTACACTTGTAGCATCCGAACTCGAAACCCAATCTCTCAACGCCATCGTTGCCGGCTTCTCATTTGCTGCCGCCCTTTCCTGGATGGACTTGGTGAGATGGTTGGTTAACCAAGTCATCAAGGTCAACAAAAACGGTGGTATGAACTACACCCTCACTGCCTTGCTCACAACACTCTTGTCTATCACTGTGTTTATCATTGTGTCCAGAGTGTCCAAAAAGGTCAGAAAGCCAGCGCAACCAGTCTTCGCGGTTACTCGATAATCTTAGAACGTGGTTTTTTTATAATCATAAGTAAAAATAACCCAGTTGCAATTACCATAATTATTGGTAAAAAAGAATCCCAACTATGCACATCCTCAAATTCCTTGGGGATTTCCATAGGTGTTGGTAAAGTCTCGTCTCTTCTATATTTAGGTATATTAACGAACTTATCAGTAGTACAAGTAACCGCAAGTTTTAGTATATGATTTGCGTTTCTAAAATTATAAGGTATAAGACGATTATTACTACTATAGTAGAATTGTACCCGTAAACTCGATATTGTTTTTTGTGCACCACTATCGAAATTATGCTCTACAGCGTCGTCTACACCTGAATAATTAATCACATCTCCGCACATTAGTATTCGTCCGGTATAAAAAGGTATATCTGAAAATATAGTCTTGTTAAATTCGTCTGATCCACTGCTTAGCTTTACAATAAT